CTTGAAGACCAATACAAACGAAGGTACAGGCGGTGGCGATCCTTCTTACACAACAATCCCAACTGATGACCGCACAGACGCTACTGCTGGCGACTTGCGTTCTTTCAGCGAAGCTTTGTTGAAGGACGTTATCCAGAAGGTCTGGACACAAGGTGGAAACCCATCTATCGTCATGGCTGGTCCTGTTAACAAACAGAACTTGTCTAAGATGACTGGTATCGGTGCTACACGTTTCAACGTGCAAGGTCCTAAGCCTTCTACAATCATCGGAGCTGCAGACATTTATGTTTCAGATTTCGGTAACGTGAGCATTGTTGCCAACCGCTTCCAACGTGAGCGTGATGTGTTTGTGCTTGATCCAGAATACGCAAGCGTAGCTTATCTGCGTCCTTTCCAAACTGTGGAATTGGCAAAGACAGGCGATGCTGAGAAGCGTATGCTGTTGGTTGAGTGGGGCTTGAAGATCAAGAACGAGAAGGCTCATGGCGCTGTCTATGACCTGAACTCAACAATTCAGTCTTAATCTGAACTAAGGGGTGGGCTAATTACCCACCCTTTTTAACTTATGACAACAAAACTCTTTGATTTTGATCCCATAATGGGAACCAAGAAACTGTGGCATTACGATGCTGAAACAGACCAAGCCACTATTGAGACAGTTATTGATGCTACTCAAGTAGTGGAAACAAACAAAGAACGATTTAATTCTTTTGATGAACGAGCAAATTGGAATGGAGATATGCACCATGTGGCATCTATCCCAATGGCTTTGTACTATCAAATGAAAGCCGAAGGAAAACTTGATGACCAAGCTTACATGAAGCGTTGGCTCAATGATCCTGATAATCGTGCATTTCGCACAAGACCTGGAGAAGTTTAATGGATAGTAAGACCATTGGAATTTTGATTCCAACACGGGACTTTGTTAATTCTGGATTTTCTTATGATTTAGCCCGACTAGTGGGCTTTACAGTAGGAACTACAAATCACAAGGTAGTTCTTTATACTAGTTCTGGCACTTTGTTGTCAGCGCAGCGTCAGGATTTGGCTAAATCTGCTATTGAAGCAGGATGCTCTCATACATTGTGGTTGGACAGCGATATGCGCTTCCCTAAAGACACTATTGTTCGTCTTCTGGAGCATGATACTGGTATTGTTTGCGCTAACTATGCAAAGCGTAGATTCCCCACAGAACCTATTGCGGTGCGAAAAAATACTACAGATGAGGATGCAAAAACTATCCAGAGGGTATATACTGAACCCCAATCAACTGGATTAGTTGATGTAGATTACTGCGGCATGGGCGTAATGCTCGTAAAAGCCGAGGTCTACAAGACAATGGAATATCCTTGGTTTGCTATCCCTTGGGTTCCAAATGCACAAGACTACATGGGCGAAGATGTATGGTTTTGTCGCAGAGCCGCTGAGAACGGCACAATAACCTATATTGACCAAGACCTTTCAAAAGAGGTTCATCATATTGGTTCATTTGAATTCAAACATGAGCATACACTAACGTGTAGGGATGTAGAAAATGGCACTTGACACTTTTGCAGGACTTAAAGCAACAATAGCAGATTATCTTAATCGGGATGATCTGACTTCTGTTATTCCAAGCTTTATTACTCTTGCAGAAGCTAAGTTCAATCGCAAGTTGCGTGTTCGACAAATGGTTAAAAGAGCTACTGCTACTTTGGATACTGCATTTTTTGCATTTCCTGCAGACTTTTTGCAAGCTAAAGAATTTCAATTAAACACAAGCCCAATAACTTATCTTGAATTTGTTACTGAAAAACAAGGTGATTTGAATCGTCAAAGCCAGTATATTTCTACTGGAAAGCCTCTCCAATACACAATTGTTGGTACTCAACTAGAAGTTATACCAACTCCAGATGCAGAATATACTGGTGAAATTACTTACTATGGTAAGATTTCTGCATTAAGTGATTCAAACACAAGCAACTGGTTATTAGACTATGCTCCAGACTTGTATCTCTATGGTGCTTTGATGGAAGCAACCCCATACTTAAAAGATGATGAGCGTCTTGGTACTTGGGGGCAACTCTATGCTGGCATTATTAGTGATATTGAGGTTGCAGATCAAAGGGCTTCTGTTTCCTCAACACCAATTGTTCGTGCCCGATCTTTGGGGTAAAAATGTCATCTTTTAATGATTACACAGAAAATCTAGTTCTTACTTGGTTGTTTACAGGTAGTGCTGCGACTCGTCCAACTGCTTGGTACGTAGGTTTATTTACTGCCGCACCAAGTGATACTGGTGGCGGTACAGAGGTAACTGGTAATGGTTATTCTCGCAAAGCTACAGGCACGTTGACAGTTTCTGGAACATCTCCAACACTTGCTACCAATAGTGCTTCAATTGAATTTGATGCGGCTTCTGGTGGCGATTGGGGAACTATTGGATGGGCAGCTGTTTTTGATGCTTCAACAGGTGGAAATATGTTGGCTTGGGCTGCTTTGACAGCCAGCAGAACAATTAATGATGGTGATGTGTTCAGGATTCCTGCAGGAAGTCTTGACATTACATTGACTTGAAATGGCTGCTTACGGATCTGGTTATTACGGAGGTGGAAATTACTCCTATGGAGTAACGCTTGGTGATGTAGTTTTTGCATCCACAAGTTCTGTAACAATCAGTTCTGATAAGGTAATTACTGGAGCAGTTTTAATTGCTTCTGAAAGTGCAGTTTCAATTAGTTCACAACAAGTAGCTAATGGCTCTGTAACTTTTAATTGTGAATCAAGTGCTTCTATAGATGCAGTAAGAGTAGCCTTTGTATCGGCTACTGTTGCATCAGAAGCTGAGATGACTGTAGATTCATCAGTAATATTATCTGCAGCAGTATCAATGGATGCTGTTAGTGATGTATCTATATTTAGTGAGCGAATTCAAAGTGAGTCAGTTCAATTTGATGCTACATCTAACGTAAGTATTTTTGCGGTTATTAAGTGGCAAACAGAAAATGATATTTCCGAATCATGGACTGATGTATCAAATAACTCAAAAACATGGACTGCTGCTTCTGATAATTCACAATCTTGGGAACCAATTACAGATCAAAGTGAATCTTGGTCTTTAATTTCTGATAATAGTAAATCTTGGCAACTTGCCGCATGAGGTGAAAAATGGCTGATACCACAACCACAAACTTAGGGCTTACCAAACCAGAGGTAGGCGCTTCTACAGATTCATGGGGAACAAAGCTTAATACAGATTTGGATACCATTGATGGTTTGTTTGATGCAGGTCCAGTATTAAAAGTTGCCAAAGGCGGTACTGGAGGCGCTACTGATACTGCCGCTAGAACAGCTCTAAGTGCCGCCAAGTCTGGTGCTAATAGTGATATTACATCACTTACTGGTTTGACAACTGCACTAGCTGCAGCTTATGGTGGTACGGGTTTAACTGCAGTAGGAACAACTGGTAATGTTTTGACTTCTAATGGTACTGCATGGGTTTCTCAAACTCCAACAGCACAAGTTTATCCTGGCTCTGGTATCGCCAATTCTACTGGTACTGCTTGGGGAACTTCATACTCAACAACTGGATCAGGAACTGTTGTTGCTCTTTCTACTACCCCAACTTTTGTTGGCACAAGAGAGACAAGAGTAACAATGGGTGCAAGTGATCTTAACTTGGCATCAGGAAACTATTTCACTCGTACTATTTCTGGAAACACTACATTAACTGTTTCTAATGTCCCAACAAGTGGTGTTGCTGTTTCTGCAATTCTTGATCTTACAAATGGCGGTTCTGCAACTATCACTTGGTGGAGTGGAATGAAGTGGGCATCAGGTTCTGCTCCAATTTTGACAACATCAGGGCGTGATGTTTTGGGATTCTTTACGCATGATGGTGGGACAACATGGACAGGATTACTTTTGGGTAAGGATGTTAAATGACAACACGTGATGTCTTATTAACTGCCGCTGGCTCATCTGGTCTTGCACCTAAAGCATTAGCATTGGCAATAGATCAATCACCTTTTATTGTTGCTTACTCGTGGAATTCTGGTGGATTTAAAGGTAAGTTTTCAAATCCTGCTACATTGCCACCAGGAAGTACTGGAGCAGCAGTAGCCTTTACTCCTGATAACACAGCAGTAATTGTTTCAACTGGGACAGGATCAAATGCTTTTGATGCTTATGCTTGGTCTGCATCTGGATTTGGCTCAAGATTTTCTAATCCTGCAACCATGCCATCTAGTGGATCTGCGGCCTCTATATCAATATCAAAAGATGGTCTTTATGTAGCATTTGGATTGCAGTCTACTCCATTTATATTTGTTTACCCTTGGAGTGGCTCTGGTTTTGGCACTAAATACTCTAATCCTGCATCAACACCAACAAATACTGTTAATGGAATTTCTTTTAGTCCAAGTAATGATGCAATTGTTACTGTTGGAAGCACCGCAAGTTATATTAATGCTTGGAAGTGGTCTGGATCTGGATTTGGTACTAAATATACATCACCAAGTCTTGGTGATGATGGTAATGGTGTAGCTTTTAGTCCAGATGGGAATTCAATTGCTTTTGCTAAAGATACATCTGCAACAGTTTCAGCTTATCCTTGGACTTATGCAAGTGGATTTGGAACTAGATTTTCCAATCCTGCAACATTGCCAGCAGGATCAACGGCATATTGTGTAGCCTTTAATAAAAATAGTACAGCACTTGCTGTTGGTGGTAATGTCAGTCCATTTATTCAAGTCTACCCTTGGGATGGTACAACTGGTTTTGGAACTAAATTTGCCAATCCAACAACATTACCAGAGGGTCCTGTACGAGCGTGTGAGTTTAGTGCAGATAATGCAAATATTGCACTAGGTATGAGTTCATCTCCATATGTAAATGTTTATTCTTGGTCATCATCTGGTTTTGGTGATAAGTATGCAGCACCCGCATATACACCTTCAATTACACGTGGTGTAGCATGGTCTACTGTTGGCGACACAATTTCTACTCAAAAATATATTGCGGTAGGACATGGCACATCACCTTACATATCAACTTATGGATATGGTGATGACTTTGGTGCAAAAATTAGT